CCCCAAACCATCACCATTGCGCCTGCTTCGGCAGTGTCGCTCCCGCGCACTAGCGTGGGTGACGACGCGTCGGAGTATACGTCTGGTGACGGCCTGATCCAGCTCGTCGCTTCCCATAATTATGGGAAGCGTACGCGCAGGATGCTGAGGGTCAACACCTCGAAGTTGACCTCGGATCCGTTCCGTCCGGATGAGAACGTCGAAGTTTCGATGAGTTACTACATCGTCTTCGACCTTCCGCCGGCCGGTTACACGGCTGCCGAGGCTCTCGCGGTTTTCCAGGGTTTCAATACCCAGGCTACCGCATCTTCGAACCTGCTGATCACGAAGCTACTCGGCGGTGAGTCCTAACAGACAAACCAACGAGTCGCCTAGTGAGTTATTCAGTAGGTGGCAAGTGACCGTGGGAGGACATAATGGCGACGACGAAAGTCGTCGTCACCGTGTCCCGCCACGTCCGATCCGAGGGAATCCTTCCTTCGGTCGGAGGCGTTCCGATATGAAACTCAGGGACTTACCGACGCGTAAAGCGTTGGTTGTCGCTGTTTTTCTAATCGACGCGCTGTACCTTGCCGGTGAGGCCATTCTTTTTGGGCAGAATGTCTGCCCATAGGAATGGAGCGAACAAGTCAAGAGTGTCTGTAGCCTGGTGGCCGGGTAAGGCGGAAGCCAAACCCGTGCTACAAGTTACAGTGCACTTGGGCAAGTGTCCAAGTGATGAGGAACACCTAGCGTATCAGGCTTTCTTAGCCGCGTTGCAGCGGTTTAAGGAGTCCTTGCGTTAGGCATAACTCAGCTCTTGCTTGGGTAGCTTTGCTACCACCATAACCGAAAGGACAAGGCAGTACATGTCTAAACTGGATGAAAACATCCGGTATTACTGCGATGACACGGATTACGCGTATAGCCTCAACCAGTTGAGGTTGTATGCGTTTCTCTATGTCCCCGCAGACGCCCCTTCGTCGGACGTTTACAGCTGGCTTGTCGCCGGCGGTATCCGTCTCTCGAAGGAGGTGCGTGACGTTGTCTGCCGAATCCACGAAATGGACTCAGTCCTTTCGGATTGGCGGATGCTCGAAGAGCCTAACAGCTCGGACGAGTGCGAGAGTGTCTCGGACGGAGCCCTCACCTGTGAGGGGCGTTCGAGGATCTCGCGGCGTTAGCTACCAACACGCGACATCGGGCTAAGGATCTGTCCACCTCTAAAAGGAGGGAACAGTGAAAAGCCTAATGTCACTCTGGTCCTGTACGGCGGATGAACTTGCCGTACGATGCTGCACTAGCGCCACTCGCGATAAAACAACTGTCGCGAGTCGGATTGAACACGAGGGGTTGTCGTTTTTGGCGATAACCCTGGCGGACTTTGGAAAGGCCATCCAAAAATGGCTTGACCAAGGTTTCGTCGTCCCTTCCGACGCTCCGTCATTTCGGCGGAAACGTCATACTGGTCTCCCGGCATTTCTGTCGGGTTTCCTTGGACGTGTGTTCGATCCTAGTAGTGGCGCACTATTGGACCATCCGGACATCGAAGCAATCTATGCTGTTCGTCAGTTAACACTGATGTTCAGTAAGATCGCCCTCCCGATCCAGACCAGTAAATCTGGAAACGCGGTAGGACCACGTAATGTGGTCTCACCGCGTCGTGAGAGGCGAGCGATGTCCGAGTATGTTCAATGTGAGCATGATGTCGAGGTAGCGGACTCTCTCCTTGATCCCCAATATTTGGAGGATTTTAAGAGAGTGAGCGCTATGCTTTTTGGCGATTTATTTGCCAAAATAGACCGAGAGGTCTACTGGGGTCGTTTGATCCCTAAGCACGGACCAGGCGCTGTTGCTGATAAGCTTAGCAGTAATGCTAAGTGGAATCAGCAAACCTGGCCCGCTCGTCTTCAGCGGGTTTTTCCCGCTGATGAGTTTCTGATTCCTAATCCTCATTTTGAGGAGAAGGTCCAGGAGCTTGACATCATCGAACCCGGTTCGGAAACGCCCGTAAGGGTCATTACCGTTCCTAAAACGCTCAAAACACCTCGTATCATTGCGATTGAGCCAACTGCTATGCAATATGCACAGCAGGCGGTTTACCGCTCGATACTCGACATGATTCAAGAGGATGGTTTCCTCTCTCATGTGATCGGATTCCGTGACCAGGAGCCGAATAGGCGACTGGCTATGGAGGGCTCACACAGTGGTGAGCTCGCTACACTCGATTTGAGTGAAGCTTCCGATCGTGTTTCGAATCAGCATGTACGAGCCTTGTTCGCCGACTATCCTCATTTGCTTGAGGCAGTCCAAGCGTCTCGGTCTCGGAAGGCTGACGTTCCTGGTCATGGCGTTATACGCCTAGCCAAGTTCGCGTCTATGGGTTCAGCTCTCTGCTTCCCGTTGGAGGCCATGGTCTTTTTGACCGTGATCTTCTTAGGGATAGAAAGGGAGCTTAGTGCCCCGCTTTCTCACGAAGTGGTTGTCAAACACTTTCGTGAGCAGGTGCGCGTCTTTGGTGACGACTTAGTCGTCCCCAGAGACTATGTGCTGTCCGTCGTCGATGAACTGAGTACTTTTGGGTACAAAGTTAACATCGGCAAGTCCTACTGGACCGGAAGGTTCAGAGAGTCTTGCGGACGGGAGTACTATGATGGCCAAGACGTAAGTATCGTCAAGGTCAGATCAGTACTTCCGACACGACGGCAGGACGCCAATGGAGTAATTTCTGCTGTCAAATTCCGCAATTTGGCCTATTGGGCCGGGTTGTGGAAAACGGCAGCATGGATGGATGACTACCTAGGGAAGTTGTTAAAACACTTCCCGAACGTAGCTCCAACCTCTCCATTGTTGGGCAGGGAATCGGCTCTCGGATATCAATTCCGAAAGTTGGACCCGAATACTCACGGTCCCCTAACCAGGGGCTATTATGTGAGTTCCGAATCCCCCGAGGATCCCCTCGACGGGAGCGGTGCCCTTCTCAAGTGCCTTTTGCGTATGTCCTCGAAAGAGGGAAACGCCGTCGACACTATGTGGGACCAAAATCCCGCATTGCCAAGCGTCGATGATGAGCACTTGGAGCGTTCTGGACGCCCCGAGCACGTCAACATCAAGCTCGGGTGGGGATCGCCTCTGTAAGAGGCGATCGGGGCCTAGGCCC